AAGTGGTGCTGTTACATACCCAACAGAATTACAGGATTATAGTGTAATTGATTCTCCTGATGTTTTAATAGATAACAGTCCTTTTTCTGATAATTTATATAAGATTAATGAATTTGGTCCTAATGGTGGTTTTAATAAAACTATAAATTATAATAATGTTGTAAGTTCGGGACCTAATAAGGGGGAATATGGACCATTTCCCCCATATATCGATGCTATTGAGAATTATAGTATATCCTATCAAAAAGCATCGTCAATTATCAACCAATACGGACCTCCCGGAGGTTTTCAAAATCCGTATAATATTGGTTTAATACAAAGGTCTAAAGGTGTTTTGGCACCGTATTGGGGTCCACCTAGTTTTAGACCCTCATTATATTCACCATATGCGGTTTTACTTTCAAGTAATCCACAAGGGTCGGATGGTACATTATCTTTGGATTCTGAACCAAGAAGGTTTGATATTGGGGTTGCGTTAAAGGCTAATTTAAAGGCGAGGGTTGATCAAAATGTTAGAACCGAAACAATCGGAAGACTTACATTCTTAGAGTCACTTAGAGATCCATTTGAGGTGGCTCAAGTTTTGGCGGGTAAAAGACCTATAGTATCAAAAGATTGGACAATTACTGTTCCGTCAAACGCTATTGGTAAAATGGCGGATATTCTTAACAGAATTGCAGGAACTTACTATCCTGTATCACCGATACCGGGTGATTATTTTGATGAGGATATGACACAGAACAACCTTGGTAGAACACAACAAACGGTTGTTGGTGCTGCGGTTGCGGGGGCGTTTGGAACGAGAGGGTCAAGAGGTAGAACACCGTCGGATTTATTCTTAAAAAATACAGGATCGGGTCAAAAATTCCAACTACAATCTAACATTGAACAAAACAAGTTTAGACCCGCGTTTAGTGATGATGCCGTAGGTGGTATATTTTCGTTTAATTTATCAAACTTAACTAAAGGAAACTTTTATGTTGGTTCAAAGGATCAAGATCCGGGATCTTTAACATCACCTCCGGGTGCTATACCAAAAGATGAAACGGGTAGAGAAGTTAATGCTCCTGTATATGGACCTGAAGTATTGGGTAATAATTATGAAAATAATATACAAATCCAAAACGGTTTTGCGGGTAAATCTTATGAGGATGCGGGGGGTATTCAAGGAGGGTTCACATGGGTATCACCGAAATATAGTAAAAATGCGGGTAAAAATGTAGCACCTGGTGGTGATTATACCACAAATAACCCAACATTTAATAGTATTAGTGATAAATTCAATGCGGGTAAATCAACTAATTATGAATTTAGACCGGGTAGTATTTTAGATGATACTCAAAGGTTAATAGATTCACAACCCGATGGTGCTAAGAGACTTAACCACGTTGGTAACGCAATTGACCAAGTATCTAAAGTATTTAGTGATGGGTATAAGGAATTAACTAAGGGTTCTAGGGTGATATCTTACACTAATGCGTCGGGAACGGAAGCGGGTAGAGAATATTGTAGGGTGTTTGCTAAGGACAAACCATATATTAATTATGAAAATTTACAGAAACAAAAAGGTAGTATCTATCAATTTGTTAATTCTGTAATAACTTCAACATATAATTTGAATATTGTTCCGACAAGTAACAACGTTAATCCAACTGCAGTTGAGAAAAACGTTACCAAATACATGTTTAGTATTGAAAACTTGGCTTGGAGAACGTCAAATAAAGAAGGTTTTAGAGTGTCGGACCTTCCTGCTTGTGAGAGAGGTCCTAATGGGGGTAGAATAATGTGGTTCCCACCTTATGGTTTAACATTTAGTGAGGATTCAAGACCGTCGTTTAATGAAAATACATTTATTGGACGACCTGAACCTGTTTATACTTATAAAAACACATCAAGATCGGGTCAATTATCATTTAAGATTGTGGTGGATCACCCATCTATATTAAATCTTATTGTTAATAAGGTTTTGGCGAATACTGATAGAGAAACTGCTGATAATATCGTTGATTCTTTCTTCGCGGGTTGTAAAGAATATGATTTGTATGAATTGGCTCAAACATATAATACCATACCGGCATCGGATTTGGTATATTTTCAATCAATTGTTAATACAACAACACCACAAAATCCTGCAACACAGGAATCTACACAACCGATTAATCAATCACAACCGGCACCAATTATTCCTCAACAAACCAAACCATCTGAATTAAATTGGGATAAGTTTAAAAACTTAGGTTTTTATTTTTACAACGATTATCCCGATCCAAATACGAGATTAACTCAAACAACGAGTGCTTATGATGTTGAATATAATTTCTTATTAAGTAAGGAAACAACCTTCATTGAAGTTGCTTCAAGAAATAATACACAAACTGAGATGCAAAATTTCTTTGATGATATTGTTATTGATAACTTCACAACTGTTGGTAATAAATTGGTTCCCGAGATAAAGAAAGTTTTGGATGACGGGACTGCTAAAAGTATAACAATTACTTTAATTGGTTCTGCGTCCGCACCTGCAACAATAAGTTACAACGTTGATTTGTCAAAAAGAAGAATTGATAGTGTTAAAGATTATTTCCAAAATGTTTTGGGTTCATACATAGATTCGGGAAGATTGAAAATTGATTCGGGTTCTGCGAGAGGTGAGCAAGAATCAAGTGCTACACTATATAGTTTCAATAAAGGGACTAAATCACAGGGTTATAATTGTACTGACTTAGATACTAAAAATATACCATACAATAAGATATTTTCCGTTCAAGCATCTGCTTGTAGAAGAGTTGCAATTAAGGATATTAAATATGTTCCCGGTGATATTCCTCAAGCACCTCCACCACCACAAATAAGTGCGGTACCACCTAAGCAAGAACAAACAACAGGACAATTACCATTGGAAGCACCAAAACCTGTAACGACTACAACCATACAACAAAAAATTAAAAATGATGTTAGTAAGAGAATTGTTAGATCTTTATTATCTGAGTGTAACTATTTTGATATATTGAAAAGTACTGATCCTGTTGTTTTTGATTCAATCAAAGACAAGATCAAATATTTTAATCCAACGTTTCACTCAATGACACCTGAAGGATTAAATTCAAGATTGACATTCTTAAATCAATGTGTAAGACCGGGTGATACGATACCAACAATAGGTTTGGATGGAAAACCTGTAACGGATGTTGCAACAAACACCGCGTTTGGTGCCCCACCTGTGTTGGTGCTAAGAATTGGTGATTTCTATAATACTAAAATTATTCCAACAAACTTAAGTTTCAAATTTGAAAATTTTGATTTGAATCCCGAAGGTATTGGTATGCAACCGATGATTTGTGATGTTACGTTAAGTTTTAACTTTATTGGTGGTTCGGGACTTAAAGAACCAATTGAAAAATTACAAAACGCATTATCGTTTAATTATTATGCAAATACTGAGATGTATGATGAAAGAGCTGAAAAAACGGAAGATAGAGAACAATTCAATCAACAATTTATTGGTGCATTAGGTTTAACTGAAACTGAGACAACCACATCGGTTTCACAAGCAACTCCGGTTTCCACATCACTTGGTGGTGCAACAATTGGTGAAATTAAGAGTACTACAACCTCTGCGGCAACGTCGGGAACATCTACCGTGGTTTATGGTAATATATCATATACTAAAGTGTTTGATGGGTTTGTTACACAGTCTAAAAATTATTATAATGGTGTGTATAATTTCTTAAACGATACACTTAAGAATTATAATTATGGGGTATTACAAAACGTTACGAATGTTCTAAAATATAACACAGGTAAGTTCAATCAATATACGTCACCACAAGATGTTAATCTATTTGGATCACCTGTAAATATTCAATCCAGGTATGTTTCTTTCTTCTCACAATTACAAAGTAAAATCAATAATGGATCATTATCTCAAATATCCACATTAGAACAAAACAGAAATGTTAAAAATAGTGTAGTTAGAGATTTGAAACAGAACTACATAAACTATGTTAGTGGATATGCACCTACGTTTTTAACTAAACTTACCACATCAATTCAATCATTGAATACGTTAGAACAAGACTATGTATTTACAATAGATAAATTGAATTATGTATTAACTGAAAGAGATGGTTTCATTGAAAAGGGAGAACCGAAGTTATATAAAATAACGGGTTCAACTCTTTCGGTAATGACTACTGACTTAACAACAATAGGAACCTATTGTAATCAATTTATAACTACTTTAACTGATGGGGATTACCCACCTTATGTGACTCAAAGCTTCAAATTTGACTCTGAAATATTCCCTGTTACTAAATTTGGGTTTACAACTCCGGAATCTAAGTTAGAATATATGTTAATGAGTGGTGTTTATATTAATGATTATACTAATTTTATGAGTGCAATCACTAACGGTATCACAGATCCTATTTCACTTACAATAATAAATGATGAATTTGGTAAGGTGAAGTCGGTCTTTGAAAGTGCTTATAATACGGAATTAAGTATTGTTGATGATAATAAAAACACAATTAATAAAGACATTCTAAATGTTGTTGGTATAAACGTTGGTGTTGATAGGACTTGTTCATATACGACTGATTTTACACCAAGTAGTGATGATAAAACAAGATTGAGTAAATTGTTTAATTCTAATAATGATGCCGATACTGATAATCCTTACAATCTTAAAAAGAAGTTTAAACTATGAGTTATCAATATTATAATAGATATGTGGATTTTGAAGTAAATGGTGGTCAAACCGTTGTCCCATTTGTTCCTTTGAGACCTAAAAACTCGGATCAAAGATACATTTATCGTGTAGGAAGAAGTAGAATGGATAAGATATCACAGGAATATTATGGCACACCTTTTTTTGGTTGGTTAATATTACAAGCAAATCCACAATTTGGTGGTTTAGAATGGTCAATACCCGATGGTACGACAATAAACGTTCCATTTCCATTGGTGGCGACACTACAAGATTATAACGCGGCATTGAATAATTACTTCTTCTATTATGGCAGATAAAAAAATACTAGTAGATTTTGACTACGACAACATAGTTATTATTGATCCTAATAAAACGGTTGGAACTAATGGGAATAGTTATGATGAACGATTGGTAAATCATGAAGAACTTGTCATGTATGCTAATTTGGAAGCCCGTGTAATACCGGGAACAAAACTTGTTCAAGGTTCCACATTAGACGATTCTATCCGAAACGTAAAAATCGCACAAATTAATTTCTTAAATCCTGGTGGTAAAGGATACTTTAGTAACGAATATACCGATGAGATTACAGGAAAAAATAGTTTGAAAGGTCAAGGAATTAATCAAAACTTTCAAAAAGGTAGAGTTTTCCAAGACCCACAAGGTAATAACACTATTGAAAGGTATCAAACAACGGGTAATATACAGGACACTGAACTATTAGGTATTGAAAGTATAACGGTAACTAATGATAGGAGTTTTACACCGGTAGTTAATGTTAGGTTAATTGACGTGCAGGGTAGAGCGTTATTTGAAAAAGGTGATAATTCACCATATGCTGCATTTTTTAACTTACCATACCCAACATTTTATTTAACAATGAAGGGTTATTATGGTAAAGCTATAAGATATGAATTAATATTACAAAATTTTGAAGCGTCATTCCAAGGATCCACGGGTGATTATACTGTTAATCTTAAGTTTGTTGCTTACAAATACTCTGTTTTAGCCGAAACTTCGGTGGCATATTTGTTTGCATTACCACATATGTATAATACAACTTATAACATTTCACCACCATCTAATACACAGGCTCAAAACGCTGCGTTATTCACTAATGGAAATACTAATACAGATGTCAATCAAGTTGTAACGTCAAGAGGATTACAAAAATTAAAAGAAGTTTATCAAGATTATAAATCTCAAAGATTGGTTGATGAGAATTTCCCCGAGATGACACTTAATCAATTACAGATTAAATTAGAAAAACTTGAAGAAAATTTATTGGCCACATTTGGGAAACAAGATTTCTCTTCATTATCTGACGTTGATTCTTATAAGAAAAATCTAATAAACTATCAAAATTCTGTTTATTCTACCGATCTCAATTCGTGGTCATCTAAGTATGTTGATACATCATTGTTTTATTATGATAATACAGGTAAAAAGTTTTATCTCTATAAAGAGAATGTTAGACAATCTCAACAAAGTATGAAAGATGCTGAGGTTATACTTGATAAAATAGTAAAGGAATATAATAAATTATTATCTGAAAACAAAACGTTAGGTAGTGGTGGATCGGCAACTATTAATAATATAAAAAAACTAATAACAGGTCTTAATAATGATATCACCGTTGGAACGATTATTCGTGACTTGGGAATGATTGACGAACAAAAAACATTACAAGAAAGGTTAAAAAGAATACCAACAAGTGCTGAAACAGAAAATTTTAGAATTGAATTAAATAAACTTAAATTTTCTAATACAAGTATAAAGATAAATGGTATTGTCAATAACCAACCCGATAATACGACGGATTCGGAAGCGGGTCCTGTAAAATTACCTCAAAAGGTAATGTATTTTGAAGGTGAAGGTACTTTTGTTGATTTGATTCAAAAGTTAGATACCAACGCAACCAAAGTAAGAACACAAATTGAAGATACCTTAACATCTGAATTACAAAAAAAGATTGAGGGTAACAATGGGTTAGGATTTAAACCAACAATGAGAAATGTATGTGCGGTTTTATTCGCATCGTTAGAGGCGTTCTTACGATTGTTGGATGATGTTCATACTAAGGCTTGGGATGTTAGGTTTGATCCTATTAGAAAGTCGGCAATCCTGAACAACGAGAATAAAAATAATATAGATACCACGGCTGCGGGTGATATTCCTGTTTATCCTTGGCCACAATATTTTGTTGAAACACAAAACACCACAGATGGTGGAAAGTTTGAGTTAAGATATCCTGGTGATCCATCGGTGATTAATCAAACACAGGCTTACAGGTATGATATTTGGCCTGAAGTAGAATTTGTTGAAGAATATATGAAAGGTTTGGCGGTTAGAGATCTTGAGATTCTACAAAATCCAACAAGTTCCACCAACGAAGAAAAAACTATAAATAGAGTTACGTTAAACGCTTTTGATTACCCAACAACAAATAGAACCTATTCAATAACAGAGGTTGTTTCATTTATTTATGAAATTTATGAAAGGGTTTTCACTGCGTCATTTTATGATAAATTAAATACGGATGTTTCAAATAAGAAGGAGGTTTATAAAACGATTGCTGATTTTGAAACTGAGAATATATTAAAAGCATTAGCAAATGATAATCCCGAACTAATTAAAATCTTGAAAGATTTTTCAATACAACCGGGAAATATTACTGATTTGATGAGACACATATCTAATGAAGGTAAAGGTATTTCGTGGAATCAATTCATTAGAGGTTATTATACAAATAAATATTTGGTTGGAAAAACGGACAAACCATTTCAAGTTTTATCGGGAAATACGACATTAATTGAAACAGTTTTACCAAATATTAGTGCGCCATCTAAAAAGAGAGTTTCGGATCTATTGAAGGTAGAAACGGGAAAAGGATTTACGGATTTATACCCATTTGTTTCGGATACATTTAATACTAATTCGTTACAAAACGGAGCAACGGACGGACTTAGATTCTACAAAACAACACAAACGTTAGTGTTTAATGATAGAATAAATTATATAACTAATTTTGCCACTGCAGATCCTAAAAACGCGCCAAAACCCTTTACTGTATTGGATTATACGGCGTTTAAACCCATTCAATACGATAGTAGCGGTATTCTAACACCGTTACAAATATATGCAACAAAATTGGCGGGCGATAGATTAGCAACCGAGGGTGTGTGGGGTGATAGGGTAATATCTATGATGAATACACCATTTTTTACAAATTCTATTTTATCCGGAGTTCAAAGTGAAAGAAGTAATGAAACATATCCGTATGTCCAATCTGCGTATTTATTCTTAAATTCATTACCTTTGGCGACTTTGAGAGAAAAATTCGTTAGTGGTGGGACGTATGGTGAATATATCGCTTCGGTTTTAAATAAATATGGTTCGGTTCAATCATTACCTTATTCTTGGATTATTAAGTACGGTTCAATTTGGTACAGATATAAGAAACAAGTAAATGAAGGTGTTGATATTTTGGATGGTGTTTGGAAAAACTTTGATTATTCGGCAAATTACGATCCAACAACTTCATCAACTACTAGAAGTTACAATACGAAAACATTTGTTAATGGTTCAAGAAGTGATAATACTATCACGTTACAAAATTCAATTACTGATACGGTTACATTAACTAATATTACTGCTGGATTTTACCCTAAATTAATAAATGATTTTACTTACTTTACAACAGGTTTTGATTTATTAACAGGATATACAGATTCTGATTATGTTGGTTCAACTTGTGGTAATCAACTTGAAATACGAAATAATGTTGATAATAATGTAAATCAACCATACAATGATGGTGGTGTTAAATTCTTAAATTATACACCATACGCCATTACATTTGACGTAAATAATAATACTTCATTCCCAAGAAAATACCAACAAAGTATTTTAGTATATCCAAGTTTCGGATCGCCGGTTAATGAGGTATCTAATTTCTTATTTACTCAAAACAATTTAAGTAGTTATAGTAACTTAAATCAATACAATCAAGTTGAGAATAATCCGTCAATTTATAATGCAACGACTAATTTCATTTGGGGTTCGGGTCCTTTTGGTTATTTTTCTAGTGCGGCGTTTACAAAACCCGATTATTATGAATACATCAAGAAAGTCAAAAGTGATGTTAATAAGCAAGATGCGTTTTCTTTTGAAACGGATTTTGAATATACAAGAATTGATGAGATGTTTGCAACATTCTCTAAGGAAGTGTTAGATGATTTTGAAACAATGTTTTTAGATTTTTGTCGTCCAAAAAGTAATTTCCAAAACCCATATGTTAGTGATGTGACCTTCGGTAATTTTCAAGCATTAATGACTGACATGATGTTTATTGACCGATTTAACGGTGCGATATCTAATGATGTGTTTATTGCTAAAGTTGCAAATGCTCAACAAGATAAATTATCAAATAATTGTAGGTTATTTTTGGATCAAAACGTGTTATTTGTAAATGGAAACCCATCAAACTTTAATAGAAGATTGTATGGCTCATTCCAAACAAATAAGATAACCGATCCTATTGTATTTAGTCCGTATGTTAATGGTTCATTACCCACAAGTAGTGGAACGGTAACTTTGGAACAGTCAGAGAATTCAAATCCTTTGGCTTGGAAAGCGTTAAAGACATATGTGGGTTTATATTCATCGGGAACTACGGTACCTTATGGGTTCTATTATTCTAGTGATGGTTCTTATATTACAGATTTTTTTGTTGATAATAATATTGCATTTACGGAAGCAAATGTTATTACTTGTGCCCCATTAATTAAGGTGTATGCTACCCAAAAATACTTGGCAAATGGTGTAATGACAAAAGATATTTTCACAACATTAATTGATGATTATGTTAATTCTGCAACGGAGTTACAAACAAATATTTTTACGATATTGTTTAATCAATTAGGAAAACAACTTCCAATAGTTACGGTTAATTCATCACAAAAAATTAATAGTATTATTGACGGTAACGCACCAAAATATGAGATTTGGGATACTATGAAAACCTTGGATAATAAGTGGATTGCGGGTAACGACTATAAAGGAAGAACCCTGTTCCAAGATGTTGTATTTTTGGATAGAGCAAATAGAGATATTGGTAGAACCGCGTTGATTGACATTTTTAGTTTTAAGACGTTATTAAATAACAATCCTCTTAATATGAGAGTGTTGGACTTTTTTAGTAAAATTTTGAGTGATAATAAGTTTATGATGATGCCTATGGGGGCTTACATGAATTTTTGGAGTAAAGAATTGATTGATGCTGACGGACAACCAAATCCTGAAAACAGTCAAGATTTGGCACAAACATTATTTGGTACCCACCTTAACGTCGATTATAGACAAGCTCGATCAAAAATTGTTTGCATATATGGTGGTAAAGTATCAGAACATTTGGATATGAGAAGATCTGATGATTATAGATTTGGAAATGATAGTTTTGATATTACAAGAACTTCCGAGAATGCTTTGTTATTTCAAACACCGGTTAATAAAAATGATTATCACCTTTCAAATAAAGTTGTTGGATTTAACGTGGATTTTGGAACAAGATCACAAGGTATGTTTTATAACATTAACCTATCTCAAACCAATTCTCTTGCAACAACGGAAGCTAATAAAGTAATTGCTGATACGGCAAGTGCTGCGGGAGGTAAAAGAGGGATTGCACAGAGTTTATCGCTATATAATCTATACAAAAATAGATCTTATGAAGTTGAAATAACATCATTGGGTAATTCAATGATACAACCAACGATGTATTTTAATTTGAAAAACGTTCCGATGTTTAATGGTCCTTATCATATACAGTCGGTAACACACCAAATAGCACCGGGACAATTTACAACACAATTTAAAGGTGTTAGAATACCTATTTATTCTATGCCACAATTGGACAAACAAATTACATCGTTAAACCAAGTGGTCTTAAGCGGGTTATTAAGTAAATTGAAGAAAAAGAGGGAGGATGAAAATAATCAAACACCAACCACTGTTAATATAACTAATGTTGGAAGTAACGTTACCAACAAAACATCATTTACGTTAGGTTCTAACGCATCATGTGTTAATAAACTTGATCCGTCATATGTATCTTATCAACCTTCCGATGCATTGATAAGTGAGTTAAGTTTTAAACAAGCGGCTAGATATATTTCACAAGCGACAGCAAATGAGGCTAATAGATTATTAACTTTTTGTACGTTATATATGTCAAGTTCTAATACTGAAAAATTAACAGGTTATGATTATAATTTTGCGGGAGTTACCTTAGATAAAAAGTACGGTGGAAACATACCCACCTACTTTAAAAATCAATACTTCTGTTTGACAAATTCAAACGGTAATAGCTTACCTTTTGTTTCTTTTGCATCTGATAGTAACAATATTAACATGTTGGTTAATTATTTTGAAAAACCATCTAAGAGGATTTCTCTGAACCAATCAAAAGGGGTTTTGAATTATAGTGGATTGACAGCAACTGATTCCGCTTTAATATCATTCCAAGTTACTGACGTTTGGTTACTATATTGGGCGAACAATTTAACAGAATCACAACTATTAAGTTTCATATCACGTAATGAAACACAATATAGTTCTTGGGCTAAAAATATTTATGAAGGGGTGGTTCTTGCAAAAAAATTAGGATTAGTTCCATCATTAAACATAAAGATTTGAAACTAACGAAAAAACTAGATATTTATTAAACAAAGATAATATTATGAATATTAAAGAACATTTAGATAGATACCTTGGTAAGAATACAAGGATTTCACAAAAAACTTTAGATAATGGTTATACTGAGGTGTGTGATTTAGACACAGGTGATTGTTATCAAATAAGTATGAGAGATGGTTTAATTGAAAGAGTGGATAACGTGAAGAACGCTTCTAGAAAAATCCAAGTCGAAACACCAACAGGTTATAAACAATTATTAAACGGATAATAAGATGTCGGTAGAGAAAAAAATATTGGAAGAATTGTCAAGATACAATCGTATTAACAAATACATAATGGAACAAGAGGCGGTTCCACCTCCTCCAGGAGATGTTCCACCTCCACCACCTGCAGAACCCGAAGGTTCTATTGCACCCCCACCTGTTGGTGGTGAAGTAGGTCCTCCTGCTGAAGTGATCGATGTTGATGTGGATAAAGATGTTCAAAAGATTGGTGACGAGAAAAAAGAAGAAAAAGACGGAACTGAAGAATTGGATGTTACGGACCTAGTAAAATCTCAGGAATCTATTGAGAAAAAACAAAAAGATTATTTTGAAGATTTGTTTAAACAATTAGAAGATTTACAGACAAAAGTTTCTGAGATGAGTAACTTAACGGATAAGTTAAATCAAATTGAAAATAAGATAGAAAAATACCGTCCAAGAACTCCCGAGGAGAAATTAGAGTTAAGAAGTTTAGATTCGGGACCATTCAACCAAAAACTTACCGATTTCTTCCAAGAAAAGGAGGAAGATTTTGAAAAAACAGGTAAAGAATATGTTTTAACATCTGATGAGATTTCAGATTTTACAGATTCTGAAGTTAGAGATACCTTTGATTCATATACAGATGACATGTATTACGGACAACAAAATCAATTTAAGTATCCTTAAAAAAAAATATAGGGGTCTTCGGACCCCTTTTTTAATTTGACTATGTTCATTTTTGTTTTATTATTGAATTGTAAACACTAAATTTTTTTTATATGAGTTCATTAGACGCAGTATTGTCACAATACGAAAAAAACACGCAAACGGGAACATCCTCTAGTTCTGGGATGTCGCAGGAAGAGCGAATGAAGAAGTATTTCACATGTCTTCTTCCTGAAAAATCAAAAGAAGGTCAAGCTAGAATCCGTATTCTACCAACACCTGATGGTTCATCACCTTTTAAGGAAGTATGGTTCCATGAGATCCAAGTTGGTGGAAAATGGCAAAAGTTTTTTGATCCTGGTAAAAACGACAACGAACGTTCCCCGTTGAACGAGTTGTACGAAGAATTAATGGCGACGGGTAAAGATTCTGACAAGGAATTGGCTAAACAGTATCGTTCACGTAAATTTTACATTGTAAAAGTTGTAGATCGTGATCACGAAGAAGATGGGGTTAAGTTTTGGAGATTCAAACACAACTTTAAGAATGAGGGTATCTTGGATAAGATTATTCCTATTTGGAGAGCAAAAGGTGATATCACCGACGCTGAGAAAGGTCGTGACTTAATTATCCAAATGAACAAGGCTAAGACGGGTAATGGTAAAGAATATACGAATGTTCAGACCATTATGTATGATGATCCAACACCATTACACGAAAATGCTGTGACAGCAAAAGAGTGGTTGGATGATGAGTTGGTATGGTCTAATGTTTATTCCAAAAAACCAGCGGAATATTTAGAGGCGATTGCCAATGGCGAAACCCCACGTTGGGACAACGATTTGGGTAAGTATGTTTATGGAGACTCAACTGAATCTACCACATCTATGGGTGGTAAATCATATTCAGATCCACAAGCATTTGATGACGCGAGCGGAGATATGCCGTTCTAATTTAATGGGACTTGGATACTTGAATAAATTGGGTATCCAAGTTCTTTTTGTTTAATAAGTAAAAAAGAAAAAAATGGCGATTAAGAAAGCGGATTTCAAAAAAGTAAAAGAGAAATTTTCTACGTCAGCGAAGTACAAACCACAAAGTTATTTTGACTTGGGTCCTGATTTTTTGGATGCGGTTGGTGTTCCTGGTCCTGCGATGGGACATATTAATATGTTTTTGGGTCACTCAGATACGGGTAAAACAACAGCGTTGGTTAAAACTGCGGTTGATGCTCAGAGAAAGGGTATTCTTCCTGTATTCATTATCACCGAACAAAAGTGGTCGTTTGAACACGCTCGTTTGATGGGATTTGAATGTGAAGAGGTTATTGACGAAACTACAGGTGAGGTTGATTGGGATGGATTTTTCATCTTCAATAATAACTTTGAGTATATTGAGCAAATAACCGACTATATCAACGATATGTTGGACGCACAAGAGAAAGGTGAGATTGAGTATGATCTTCTATTCTTGTGGGATTCTGTGGGTTCTGTGCCGTGTAAAATGACCTTTGATGGTAAGGGTGGTAAGCAACACAACGCTTCGGTATTATCTGACAAAATTGGTATGGGTATTAACCAAAGAATTTCAGGATCAAGAAAGACAGATTCAAATTATCAAAACTCTTTGGTGATTGTTAACCAACCTTGGGTTGAGTTACCGGATAATCCTTTTGGACAACCAAAAATTATGGCTAAAGGTGGAAACGCGGTATGGTTGAATTCATCATTGGTATTTTTGTTTGGTAATCAAAAAGGTGCGGGAACCACTAAGATCACAGCGACCAAAGACAAAAGAACGGTTAAGTTCGCAATTCGTAGTAAGATTTCTGTATTGAAGAACCACATCAACGGATTAGGATATGATGATGGTAAGATTATTGTTACACCCCACGGATTCTTATCGGGTAAGGATAGCACAGAAGAAAAGGCATCGGTTGAAAGGTATAAGAAAGAATATGCTGAGTATTGGAAAGATGTTATCGGATCTGATGGTGACTTTGATTTGAAAGAAGAGAAAGAATCCTTAAACTAATTTAATTGTGAAAACCCTACTTATTGATGGCAACAATCTATTCAAGATTGGATTTCACGGAGTTCGAGAATTTTATCATAATGGTAAGCACATTGGTGGGGTTTTTCACTTTTTGAATACTATCAGAAAATTTTTGGAGGATAATAATTACGACAAAGTAATTGTGTTTTGGGACGGGGAGAATAATTCATCAACTCGTAAGAAAATATATCCACAGTATAAGGAAAACAGACGTAATACAATGACTGATGAAAAGTATCAGTCATATGATGATCAGAAGACAAGAGTTAGGTCTTATTTGGAGGAGATCTTTGTTCGTCAGTTAGAGGTTCCTAACAATGAATCGGACGATTTGATTGCGTATTATTGTTTGATTTCAGAGAATGAGGATAAGACAATATTTTCGGCAGATAAAGATTATTTACAATTAGTTAATGATAAAGTAAGGGTTTATAATCCTTCACACCGAAAATTTTTTGTGAAAAATGATAGGGTAAGCTTACAAGAGATCAAAGTTCCTGTAGAAAACACAAAAACTCTAAAAATTTTGATGGGAGACAAGTCGGACAATATCAATGGTATTTACGGACTTGGTGAAAAAACGTTGGTAAAATTCTTCCCTGAAGTTCAAACTGAAATTGTTAGTGTCAAGTATATTTTAGAAAAAAGTGAGGAATTGTTAAAGGAATTTAAGGATAACAATACATTAAAAAATATTTTGACTGGTAAGACAAAATTAGGTATCTTTGGGGAAGAGTATTATCAAATCAATGAACAGATAATAGATTTGTCAAACCCTTTAATTACAGAAGATGCGAAAGAATTAGTACGAGATTATTACGAAGAATCCTTGGATCCCGAGGATAGGGGTTACAGGAATTTAATCCGAATGATGACGGAAGATGGGTTTTTCAAGTTCTTACCCAAAAAGGACGAGGCGTGGGTTGATTTCGTAAGACCCTTTATGAAACTTACGAGAAAAGAAAAAATGTATCACAAAAAAAATCAAACAAAATGAGTACAAAAGAACAAGAAATTACCAAAATGGAATTTCTAATGACATTGAATGATAACATCGTAGTTCAACGATTTTTCAATGTAAGAAACTACAATCCGAAGGCAAAAAATTCGATGGAGTTTTATGATTATTTCAAAGGTTTAGGTGAAAAACTTCAATATGATTTGAAGATGAAAAGTGTAATCTACCTATTGGATAATAAACATATTATTGAGGAAGATCCAAATGTTATGAATACATCTTACACGGATGGTGAAGAAGTGTTTAATATGTATGTAAAAGTGGGCGATTACACAATTTGTCATAGAAATTTTGATGCCAAAGTATATCCGCCTAAGGTT